CAACTTGACCGTGACAGGAACAACAACAACAGTCTCCAACTTGGTGGCGTCGAACTTCACCGTTCAAGGAACCTTTACGTGCAACACAAGTGTCAATACCGTTGGCAACTATACCTTGACTGGAAATCTCAAAGTTGGCGGAACGACCGATATCTCCGGACGGCTCTTTACGGTGGGCGACATGTCAGGAAACGGACGTCTTTTGATTGCCGGTGATTCACAGCTGAATACACTCACAGTGGCGAATACAGCGAACTTCAATGGAAACGTTAGTGTTGGCGGCACATTGGATGTTGTTGGTTCTTTAACTGTCGGTACATTGAATGCTGCGACAGCATCCTACGCTAGTTTTACAACATCAAACTTTGTTGTCAGCTCCAATACGACCATGGGTCTTGATTTGTCCATGGGCCGGAACTTGTATGTCGGTGGTCGCACGGATTTGAGTGGTGCCCTGAATGTGACAGGTGCTGCACGGTTATGTAATACACTGATTGTATCGAATACTGCAACATTGTGCAATACCCTCTCTGTGACAGGCATTACGACCTTGTCGGGAGCAGCTCGAGTGTCCAACACACTGAACGTAACGGGAGCTACGGTGGTGTCCAATACACTGAATGTAACTGGTGTAACCACGCTCGCTGCAACAGGTACAGCTGCCTTGACTGCTACAACCGTAAGCGCGAATTCTGCAACAATCCCTGTACTCAATGGTGCAGTGTCTCTTCCATCCAACGTGTCGGTAGGAGGGACACTTGCCGCGACAGGTGCAACAAGCTTGTCGAATACGTTAGGTGTGACTGGAAACACAACTGTGGGCGGAACCTTGGATGTCACAGGTATCACGACCTTGTCTGGAGCATCTCGTGTGTCCAATACATTGAACGTGACGGGAGCTACAGTGCTTTCCAACGCACTTACAGTAACAGGAGCCGCTGCAATCTCTAACGGTCTTAACGTGTCGGGGGCTGTGACGAACCTCTCGAACGGACTTGTCGTGTCAGGAACACTCAATGCGGGAACGGTTAATGCAGCAGGCATTACTGCAACGGGTGGGTATCGGTCGGTTACCGGGACATTTGGTATCAGCAGAGTTAGCGGGACCACTCAATATACCCTGTCAGGAATTACCTTGGCTGCAGGTATGTTTGGAATCGTCAATGTATATGACGTGATTGGTGGAGGAACGTACTGGGAAACGGTCCAATTCTTTTGCCCAACCTCAACTTCAATCCAAAAAGTAACGTCAAACTATTACGTTGGAAACACATGGAGCTTCGCAAATGGAATCTCTAATTCGGGTTCGTCGTTAATCTTTCTAGGTGGAGGATCTAGCGAATCAGCTAATGCCTTTAACTTTTCCTTCGTGTACTTCCCAATCACTTGAGCTTGTCGAGTACCTTGCGAATACTGACACCGGACACTCCGGAACTTGTGATAATCTCCTGCAGCCGACCTCCCAAGACACGAAAGACCACACCTGCCACAATGGTTTTGGGCGTGTGCTCCATTTCGGGGAGATTGGTGAGACAGAGAAGGATTGCATCACGATCCGCGTCGCAGAGCACGAGATCGGCACAAATGCGCTCGGCGATTCCCAGTTGGGTATTGAGAACGGACGACTCTTCATTTGTGAATCGAGTCAAGCCCTTGCACAGGGCCCGGATACTGACGTGAAACAGGGACGAAATCTCCTCATGTGTCCGCGTAGCACTGTTCTGACGGCATGCGATAAACACTGATCCCGCCATGAGAGCACGACGCGTCTCTCCCCGCGTCTTGCGAGCATCTTCCACCTTCTTGAAGAGAGAACATGCATCGAGGATAACTGCCTTGGGAAGGCCGATGCGGGAACAGCAGCCTTGAATGGCGTCAAAGATTCCCATCCAGGAACGCTCACCGTGGTTCGAAAAGGACCAGGAGGAGAGTTTGGCAATCGTCTTGGCCTCTTCCGACTGACCGGGAACACGCTTCCGCATCATCATGGAGCCATACGACGATCCAGGTAGAAGTTCATTTGTAATGGTTCCGGTACGGGAGGGATCGTCTTCAGTCGTCGAGTACATGCGCCACTCGGCACCCTCGTCAATGTGGCTTCCCAAGACGGTTCCACAGCATGTGCACGTATTCTCCCCCTCGCAAATATCAACGCTGTCGTGGATACACTGCATGTTGAATTGTTCAACTTCAACGCAAAGACTTCGTTTTCAGGGTCTTGTGTTTCCGGGTCTTGTGTTTCCGGGTCTTGCGTCTCTTTCCACGACCCAAGGATGGACGCTGTGTGCTCGGCAGAACAGCCGGTGCAGTTTGAGGACGCATGGCATACATTGGGGGAATCTGAATGGGCATCGGGCGCGGTGCAGGAGGATTCGAGTTCATTACTGTTAATGAGGAAGATTTAATAGGGTGGGATCGTACACCATGGGGCGGTAGTTTGTCACCAAGGGCGGGCGGTGCGTTCCGGATTTCTGCGCTTGCTTCACCCAGGACACTAACAAATATTTTTCATTGACGGGCCATACCAGGAATCCAGATTCTCCTAATGTCTTGAGAAGGTAGTCCCGGGCTTCAGCGAGTTGGTAGATGGGGTATCCAAACACGTACGGGGGGATTTCAAAGACGACATACGGAGCATTTGGGGAATGAATGGCGTGTTTCCGGATCTGTCCGTACAATTGTGCTAGAACAGGACGCATCGCTGCCATGCGTCGTTCACGGCGTTCTTCTTGCTCATCCCAGACATCTCGGGCTTTCAGCATATCTCGCTACTTCATCACAAGAGAATGTTTCCGTCACTTGCACTAGCCGGCGGCGGCATGCGAACCGGAATCATGTTAGGCGCCTTGTCAATCGTTGAACAAACAATAGGACTCGAATTCCCCGAAGGACTTTACGGTTGTTCTGCGGGTGCCGTGATTGCAACCGCACTTGCATTCCGGATTCCGCTCGCCAAGATCCGGGAAATGTTTGAAGAGGAGATTAATGCATCAACTATTCTTCCATCCATCGGATTGTCGTCCATCACTGGATTTACGACAATCAAAGGGCTGTTTCACATGAATACGTTAAAGGAGACATTGATCAAGGCATTTGGGCGGGCAGGTGTGGATCTGAAGGGCAAGTTGATTGAAGACGCCCCGCAAAAGATCTACATTATCGCATCGAACATGACGAAACGTAAGGCGACTCTCTTTACAGGAAAGGTTCCGCTTCTGGACGCCTTGCTATGTTCAATGTGCTTGCCGTACGTCTTTCACCCACAGGTGATGTATGACCAGGTCTTTATTGATGGCGGGCTGTATGCACACAATATCCATTCCGTAGTGCCGTCCGACTGTCTCGTTCTCCATATTACACGTGGCAATTATTACTTGACAGCGGAACGTCTCAAGTCAATTGATGTCATGACGTATTTTATGATCATGTATGAGTCGGCAAGCGCCATACGACTGCCTTTGAATGTAATGACATTCCGCAATGATGAGTTCGGAACGTTACAAACCCTGACACCTGAAAACAAAAAGAAGATGTTTGATCAGGGTGTTTCAGTTGCTAGCCTTTTCTTCGCCGAGCGTCCGACGAAGGAACCCGAGGAGCCCGTCCTTGGTGATGGGTCCGGAGTAATCGAAGAGGGACGTTGAAGTCTCGAGCTTGACTGTAGGGTACGCTTGCACCGAGTACAAGCTGCACGTCTTGGCATCCTGTTCGCAGTCGACACTCACAGCTTCGACCTTGGTGGTTCCGAACGGCGCCTCGAGCTCGGCCTTGAGCGACTCCCATTCGGGCTTGGCCTTTTTGCAGAATCCACACCAGTCCGTGTGGAAAAAGTACAGCTTGGCAGTTCCCTCCTTGGTCGGGCGCTTCGGTTGCTTCTTCCAAAAGAGCAGGTACACGATCAGTGCGAGTCCGAGGACGGCTGCGAGTTCCCACCACATTGTTGAAAGAGACCGGAAATTTTACGCTGTCGTTCAAACCAGAGTCGGTACGCCTCCTCTGGGGACACCTCCTCCTTCAGCTGGATCCAGGCAATATCCGTTGTCATACGTTCGGGTTCAAAGGAACGCGGACGAATGAGTTTCCATTCTCCCTGGTACCGCACAAGAAACATTGTACTCTTAAGAGGACAAGGCGGTAAATGGATGTGATGATCAAGGCAGGTGTGGCGATGGCTTTGAATTATGCGGTCCATTATGCGGCGATCAAGGCGTACGACCTTGCATGCATCCCGCCGACGCTGTGGGATATCCCGATGGGCTTGTTCGTCGCGGCAAGTCCCATGTGTTCCAGCTTACTGTCCGTTGCCTCCCAGACGCAGAATGCCTATTCTGCAGTGGTGACGACAACGGTGGCTCTTGCGTTAGCCAAAAAGATGGTTTAGACCTTCAGGCCGGCACCCGGGAAGCCGACCAGGCCGGCGCCGATACCGAAGCCAGCGCCCGTGCGGGCCGAGGCACCCACGCTCGGGGCGTAGATGTCGAGGAGGGCGAAGGTGGCCGTCGCGACGAGGGCGATCATGCCAATCTCCGACGCCTTCATCGTCTTCCCAGGGAGCACGTACGCGGCAATCGCAACCGCAAGACCCTCCAGCGCATACTTCACCAGGCGCATCAGCAGGTCGCTCATGTCAAAACCAGACGGGGTAGGCTTCGGCTTGGACTCCATTTTATTCAGATGTCACGAAGAAAATTTAAGATGCAGTGAAGCCACGGTACACACAATATCCTGCAACGGCCCACAGAGCCCACCAGGGGATATAGGCGGACAAGTAGGTGACGACAATGTAGAAGACAACCGCGTGCAGCAGCGCACTCCACACGACACCGGCGAATCCCGGGATCAACACGCCGGGTGTGAGGACAAACATGAGGACAGCCGATGTCAGGAGCGAATACATCGTTTGATAAGTGAAAGGATTTTAAGATGTGGATTGAAAAGCAGTCATGCCGACCCGCGAGACACTGCCCAAGGAAGAGGATGGAGAGCGCGTGGATTACCTTGACGAGGACCCGGAGATCCCCACACAGAAGTACTGTATCGTGTCCTTCTTGAGCCCGGAGAAGATCATCAAGCAGAAGCAGGAGTTCATGTTTGAGCGCTTTATCGAGTGGATGGATTACGAGTGGAAGGTCAAGGGCCTCGAGCACCTCATGGCTTTCATTTCCAAGAAGTACTCGATCAAGGTGGATGATCTCATGGCGGATGCGAATGATTTCGTGAAGGTCCGCAACGCCGAGGTGAAGGAGACGGATGTTCACGAGCAGTACCAGATCTTCCTGCTCAAGAATGAGAAGGATCTGCAGGAGATGTACGATAACAAGGTGGATTTCCGGACGAATATCCGTGGAGTCAAGGTGCGCCGGTGCTTTTCCTCGGTGGAGGAGACCCAGCTCTTTGCCAAGGTTCTCCAGCGCCGCTACCCCAAGGACAATCTCTACATTGGCAAGGTCGGCGCGTGGCTGCCGTGGGATCCCTCGGAGCACCTCATGCCGGAGGTGGAGTATGCCGAGCAGGAGCTGAACGAGCTGATGCGCAAGTACAAGGAGAATGAGGTGAACAAGGAGATGTTCTTTGCCGAGGAGCGGGAGTCGTCTATCAAGAAGCAGAAGGAGGAGAATGCCCGTCGCCGCAAGGAGAATGAGGCAGCCAAGGCCCTCGAGGATGCCTCCAAGGCGGTTCACCCGACGGAGGGTGCGATCCGCGACTAGTGTTTCAATAAACAGATACCAAGCACAATCAGTATAAGCCCGACGTAGTTGGTTGGATGCTCAAGTCGGTCTCCTAGAATACAGTACGCAGCCAAACTCTCAATCAAGCCAGACGTTCCGTCCCACATGCCGTTCACATACAAGACATTGTCCGACCGCAGGCTCTTGATCAAGAAATAGATGACCCCAATGTAACCCAGTATGCCTCCGCCAAGATAGACGGGCTTATTGGTTTGCGCATACCATCTAAAGTTGAAGTCGCCAAACACCTCCACCGCCGACAGGATCAAGATATCTTGGAAGCCCATTTGTTTCTCTATGATAAAGTAATCATGTCAGATCTTGTTCATATTATATCACCTGCCGATGAGCCAAATGTACACTTTGCTGTAAATTGTAGGACACCGGATGGGTATATGCAGAGCATCTTTGTTGCGTTTTACAATGTGTCACTTGCCCCAGGAGCAGTTGCGGCCACTGACGAGTATGCAGAGACGCCGATCGGCACATATACACACGGTGTTCTTCGTCATCGTATTATATGTTTCATTGTGAAACAACCCGAAAACGACCGGGTTCCTATTTTTGTCAGACACATGGTTACAGGATTCAAAGGTAAAAACAAAATCCCAGTACACGAATATTATGGATTCACTCGAACCAACCATGCCAGTACAAGACCTTTTCTTAAGGAAATCTACACCCTGAATCAACGATCGGGAGGGGAAATACTGAATACGTATCTCTTTTCAAAGTTATACAAATATGTGAGGGTGAGTGATGACAATTCTTATCTAGTTGGTGGAGAGGACCCAAACCCGAACACATTTACATGGGTAGGAATCGACTATTTCGGTAGGGCATCGAGTTTGGAAGGAACGAGACGCTTGCAAGAATACACGGATGGTGCGTTTGTGTTTCCGAACTGCGTCTTTACAATGACCAAAGAACAAACAGATAGTGGATCGGCTATCTTGGTATACGGTAATCCGATTGCCATCACTGGACAAGAAGATACAACTCCCTTGGGACTTAAACCCGGATCCCTTCGTTTCATTTCGGGGTATTCTTCGAAAATGCTCGAAGGGTTCAAAAAGACCGGATACATGAACACTAAAAAAGTCGAGATACGAAATTCTCATTTCATTAACGGTATTGAAGGACAACGGGTAACAGGGACACAAGTTGTTCTCGATAGAAAACACGAGGTGGGTGGTGTCATGATTGTCCGGTCTACGAGTCCTTATTTGTCGTTGGACCAAACGTCACCTATGCCTGCCAGTACTGAACCCACAGAATTTCTTGGATTGTATAAGTTTCCAGGTGATATATGTGCAGCGCCATTAGTCAAGGCAGGTACTCCTAGAACTCAACCAGCTGATCTTGATTATGGACTTCATACACATCCGATTTCATGTTACGTAGCTTTCAAATGTGGATTTGGTCCGCCGTCACATGGTGACCTGAACGTTACACTCAAGAACCCATTCGATGGACAAATTGTCTATTCGTACGAGGGAGAGTGGATGATCCAGATACACCCGATTCTTAAATATTGTATGAAAGCTGGACAGGTCGATCCTGCAAGAGTCAAAAACTATGAGATCCCGTATGCATGGGAGGCAAAAAGTCGCAGTCGAGCAATTGAAATGTATAACACCGGGTACTACGTCCCAGGTAATAACCCTAACACAATGATAGCCGTACAAGACTATTTCAAGGTATTAGGGGAATTGCGGATTGTTGTATCTGGTATCGAACTTCCTGTGTTTCACGGCCAGTATCATAGACGAGTGTCTCTACCTGAACAAAATATCTACTTTGCTGTTCCGTCACAATCATTTATATAATATAGGTAATGGCAACTCCACCAAGAAGTGCTTCAAGTCCCGCAGGTGCGAGTCCTCCACCATCTGCTGTACGTTCGTCAAGTGGTCCCAAACCCAGAGACCAACTGCTTTCATTCATGACGATTCCTGCTGGATTTAAGGTATCTGATCTGGGTACGGCACTTCCCGAAATGCCTGAAAAGCCGTACAACTTTGATGCTGACAAGGAGCTCATGGAGAATATGATTGCGAATCTCGATACGAGCAGTCCACACGTAGTTGACATAGATGATATTGCTCCGACAGAACAACTACCGCTTACGAGTTATCCTGGGTTACGACCGGAAACTATTGCAGCAGAAACGGCTTCCATTCAGGCGGCAGAAGCGGCAAAGGCTGCGGCTGCTCCCAAGGGTGGCAAGCGTGCTAGGACCGGTCGGAAGCACCTTCTTTCCGGACCCAGACGGACGGCTCGGAACCGCGCTTCTTTACGGAACCGGCGGAGTACTCGTCCGCAGCTAATATAGCCGAATGGAACGGTTGATTGTTTGCCCACAAGGATTGGTCGCATAACCGGAACGGAGGGTGGTCGGACGCCTTGTACCAAAACACCTGATCCTCGAGCTTATTTGAATTGACGTTATTGCAAATGACCAGGCACTCGAAATTCTCCGTGCACTGGTCCATGAAGGTACAGAACATATCAAAGGTCGGAAACATACCCGCGTAATTCTCGTAAATCCTACGACGATTACCTAGGATATTCTCGCGCAGAATAAAGACGAAATCCACGTTAGTGCGGAGATTCGGCGTGATACCCAGGGGATACTGCATCGTGATCATGGTCATCATGTCAATGTGACGGCCGTTCATGAAGACGTACCGGGTCGATTCCTCCTTGATCCATGTTGAATCGTACAAACAGTCGTCGAGAATCAGGAACGCCCGGGGATCCATGCTAGAATTTCCACCTCGTGATGTCTTGTCGCGATTCCGGTTCTGTTTGACGTTCATTTGCCGCTTAATGACGCGCATAATGATCTCGGGCGAGTACTTGTCGTGGATGAATTTGGACGGTACCATATGCTGGAAGAACTCGTTGGCCACCTCTGTACCGGAAATCACCGTGCCCACCGGGAAGCACGACTGGGTTTCAAACAGGATATCTCGCACCAAAAAGGACTTGCCGGTATCCTTCTTGCCGATAATCACAATCATGGGACTCTTGCGCGAATCAATGTCGCAGCGTTCCTTGATCATGTTGATATTGAATTGACGGAGTTGGAAGTTCATTATCTATTCATTACCAATAAATATCAGTGGAAAAACTGCATGGGGGTACTGTGTAACGGAAATGGTCGAAGTACTTGGGCTGCAGTGAGTGTGTGATGTCTCCCAACAAGTGCGACCATGGAACTGGGTACCTACCACCGTACTCGAGACAGTCGCGGACAATGTACCGATGGCTTGTACGCAACGAGGGAAGGAGACTGTCCATCCGTTTGTGAAGCTCAATCCCCCATTCTGTCGTGTACGGAGTCCTGGGACGGCAAATGAAGGATCCATTTCCGAGAATTCTGGAACCATACACTCGACTCTCTGGACACCCAATGTGTGCAATAACTGGAATGGGATACCCATTCATCCATACTTCAGGATTGTCCATCTCCTTAAAGGCTTCGACCCATGAACCTGTCGGGTTCTTAATGTCTGCATACCCACCACCGTAATGATGCATGAGGTACCACCGCAAATAATCCGAACGATGAATTCCTGTCAAGTAGATGTAGCCTTCGTGAAACGGATGATCTGGGAGCACGTATTCGTGGAGGTTGGATTCTGTCACGAGCTTGAACTCGACACCTGGAATTGTGCGCAGTTGATCGATTGCCTTTTGTCGGTTCGCACTAATAGGTACCGAATCCCCCCAAATTCCAAAAATCCACATTGTACCTTCTGCAGACTTCTGAACGTCTCGTCAGACCGCAGACTTCTCAAACCCCTCGGGATACACAATGGGCAAGGATCTACGAACACTCCCCATCGACTTGAAGCTTGGTCGACTCCCGAAGCTGGAAACAGAAGTATGGGGACTGCAAAAGCCGCAGCCCTTTTTCCCGTCTCTTGAACATCTCTTCAAGACGGAACAGCTCGGGGCCATTATGGAGGAGTTTGGAATCAAGCACCCTGACGGAATCGAATATATCGTCAATCCGGATACGATTTGGACACGTGATGGAAAAGAGGTTAACGTGCATCG